AGCCCGCAAAGTGCCACGTTGCGCCAGGAAAGGGTAGCGTCAAAAGGCTATTTAGCCCTCCACTTGTGCCGGCCAGAATCTCTGGCGTCAGGTTGATTGAAGGTATCAAAGACAGAGAGCCGTAGATTCCGTAGCTGTTGTCCCACACTATGCAGATTTGCTCTGCTTGCGCGTAGGTGATGTTTTCCCATGTAAGATCCATTGTGTCGCCAGACGGCTGATTGCAAAGCGCCCATCGCACTGTTCGGCCATTGCGCATCTTGGCACGCTTTTGCGGCCATTGGCCCATCGTAAAGGAACGCGCTGTAGGCACGATGCCTGGCAATGCGTTGATGATGTTCATAGCTCAATCACCCAATTCGCGTCAGTCTCGTATGTAGTCCAGTTTACCCCAAGCAGACTATAACCGTTTGCGTCGGTGGGATGGTGGAACGCTTCAATGGTGATAACTCCTTCGCCGTCGATATTCACTTTCTTTATTTCGTAGACGCGGGGTTTTGTGATAGCGTTTCTTATCGCAAAGAATCGCTCTGTTGGCGAAGCAAGGCCGTCGAGTACAACGATTTGCTCTTCTTGTGGGTCGTTGCTCATGTCCCAAGTGATCGCATCATAATAGCCGTCTGCTGCCGGCAGAAGCCATGGGCGAATGGTGACGATAGTTCCGTCTCTCTGTATAAAGCCTTGGAAGGAAGTGCTATAGCTAACAGCGTCAAAGTCCATTATGAAAAAGCCGCTAGAGCGCAGTTGCGCTGCTAGTACGTCTGGCGATGTTGTAAAGCTAATTTGATGATCGTGTATGGTTACGAATCGAATGTAGTAGCAGGCAGCATCAATAGCTTGCCTGTAGTTAGTACACCACTCCGATAAGTCAAGCTCTTTGACTGGAGCGTTTACGCTGGTACTTGCCTCTCTCACCATTGCCACGCGCTCACGGGCAAACAGCGGCGACTCTGCTCCTGTTGATTCTTCTCTCCATTTGACTTGTACTATAAAAGGCTGCCTTGTTGCATAGTCAATAGTGTTTAGCCTAAAAGATCCCTCTTCAATGTTGCCGTTATTAAATTGCGCTTCTACTTTAAGTGGCGCATCAAACTCAATCGCTTTCTTAAGATAGTAAACGCCGCCAAGTCGAACCAACTTAAGCAGATGCGCTAATGCAATCTCTGAAGCCCAGCTCAGAATGTTTAGCGGTTCATCTTCGACCTTATCGTAAAAATATCCCCGGTCTTGGCACCATTGCGCTGCCTCCTGAAAGCTCGGCCTGTCAATTTGCGCCAGTTGCGTGCGAGGGAAGGCGCCTAGTTCGGGGTTCGTCATTACTTCGCGCAACCAGTCTGGCCATAAATGGCTTGATCCTTCTGTGTCGTTATTTAATAGCCTAGGCATTTGATGGCCGTTATTGCAGAAGCCGCTAAAACCCGAAAGACTGTTGAACTCAGGCGATGCTGAGATGTTCACGCCTACAGGCGCCAGGGACTCGTAAGATGGCGTCATATCAAGATCGCCATAGTAATTTACTTGCGTGATTTGATGCTCTGGGCTATTGCTTACGCTTGATTGGATATTTTCGTACGGGAATGCTTCATCGAACCTGGCGTAACCGCCAATCATGGATTCGTACTCAGGATCGGCCCAGCCAAGGCCAATGTCAAACTTAGGCTCAAGCTGTGAGATTTTGCGGTTCTTGCTATTTGTTGGGTTTATGATGTAGCCAGTTGATATTACGGTGACGCCAGCAGCAGTAGACTCCACTTCTTCACCGCTGTTGGTATCGAGCACCAGGATTCGAGTAATAGCACTTTGGCGAACTTCCCAACTAGAAACCGGCACAGTTCTAATCGTCCATCGCTTGTTAGATGGAAGAACGATCCTTAAGTAGTTGTGGATCTCTTCACCGCTGATGCCGGCGACTGCAAAAACGTCAGGGAACTGCGTCCATGTTGCGCCACGGTCCAGGCTGTATTGCAAGTTGAAACAGCTATAGCGACGTGTCTTTGTAGTGATAGAATCTCCGCCGCTATCGTAGCGAGAAACCGATATAACGCCATTCGCCGTTTTGCCGACTTGGTTTTGGCCTGCGCGACTGTTGATGGTCTGCACTTTTGGGCATGACCTGAAACCTGTTATACCATTTACGGTTATACCAACTCTTGACTTAATGATAATTTCGCAAACCCTAAACTCTCTCACTGCGCTAAATGATGCTATTGCCATGCGAAAGATTTGCGCAGCTTGAGAGCACAGCCTGTAACGGCCTTGCGTACCGCTTTGCAAGTTGGCAAGATCATTGCTTGGGTTGTACTCTGGCGGCAGAATCGTAGTGCCGGATTCGTCTGGAAACAGAAACTTAGGACCAATGAATTGCACGCTTCCGGCTTGTACTACCGTAAAGACATATTCCATGCTGTTGCCATCGCCAACAGGCTCTTGCTCTGAGTCGCTAACGAAGATCGACTCGCTAGGGCTTTCCGATATTCTCTCTTCGAGTATTGCCCAGCAACTGCCTATTCTGTAAAGTTCATTGGGGATCAAGGCAGAATCTGCCGAGTTTTGCACGCCGGCAACAGCAGCCGCAACGCCGCCCATTTCCGCCTCGGACTCCGCATCGTTATCTATGACCCGTGAATTGGTGGTATTAAATCGGATCTTTGTCTTAGCATCAGTAGTGCCGTTGATCGCGTAGAGCAGCGAATCGCCAACAGCAACGCTTTGTGTAACGATTTGATAGTCGCCGGTCGCAGGAGTCGTCCACGTCGAAGAACCACTGGCTTTGCGCTTGCGCAACCCGCTTCGCATTGACCAATAGAATTTACCTTTCCATGCCTCTACCAAGGCCGCTGCATCGTCATCAGTGCGTACCTTGTCGTCATCGTCAATCCTTGCTACGATGGTTGGCTGTATTGTTACTGGTTGCCTGTGCATCATCGCGTTAGGGCACCAACCGTACAGGCCAAACGCTGTACTGGTTGATGGCGTTTCGCTCATGCAAAATGCTGTCTTGTATTGACCGCTTGTGGTTTCAAGCGCAAATACATCTTGGCCGCCACTGTTTTGCGAGTTGCCGGGATCTCTGTTTGCGCTCCTGCCGGCAATGAGTTGGGTTGAGTTAATCCGCCCACCGTTAGGCGCAAAGTATATGGAATATCGCGCTCCCTGACTTAACGCTGTGCCGGTGTAAGCATAAGCGCCAAGCGTGTTATTCCCAAACGCCCAACCCCTTTGATCCCAAGCATCTGCCGGCATTCCAGCGGTGCCGCCAAGAAAAATGCCACGAAACATTACTGAGCCGTTATTTGCCAGCATCTGCGACCAGAGCAGCGGCATTGCGACACGAACGCCGCCAAGGTTGTTCTCGCGCTTGGCGATTACTACAGGAACGAACTGCCCGATCCTGGCGGGTTCCTGCATCGAGTCAAACCCGAAGCGCGGCGAAGATCGTTGGTTGTTAGTTGTTGGAGTACCGCTTTTTCTGGTAGTAGTGATTCTCGACTGTTGCCGTGCTGGAAACAGCAGCGAAGACAGTAGCGATACGCCAACTGAGATCGCTAAATTAACAAGTACAGGAACCAATGGCCCGCATACTGGCCCTTCGGCAGCAGCAGGCCGCTCTACTGACTCCCTTAGCGTAATTGCCTTCCATTCCCGGTACGCATCTTCAGATACGCCCAGAATTTGAGCAAGGCGTTTTTCGTAAGGGAGTAACTTAATCACAGCAAGCGAAAAAGTTTAAGTGAGCCGCAAGCGTTGACGGGACCGGCAACTAAGCAGCCATAATGCCTGACGGTAATAAATGTGTCTGCATTAGGAAGCACTCCAACGCCAAAGGAACCATCTCCCCGGTCGAAGCGGATCAAGGCGCCGGCCTCAGGCTTCTCGATAGGTTCGGTCAGCTCGGTCCAGTCTTCGTCCAGCTCCCTCCAGTGCCCCCGCTCAGCCGCCGTGTACCAGCTCCGCATACGATCTGCCGGCCAGGACATTCCCAGCTCCTGACGTACCGCCTGGGCAGTCCTGAAGCAGCAGGCTGCTCGACCGTCCCGTGGGTCTGCGCCAAGTTTCCAGGGCAAGCCAGACCATTTGCGCCAAAATGTCAAAACGAAATCCCTCCGCTAGATGGCAGTGGCCCGACTTGGGCCGCCGTGAGTCTACGGGTTGGCGCGGTCCCTGTGACAAAATTAAGCGGATTGCTAAGTTTTAAGGTAACAACAGAGAATGCTTCTTCTTCTCCTGGCACGGCATCGACATAGCTAAAGGTATCGCAAGCGCAAATGGTTGAGCTTAGAAAGTTCAACTCGTTCCATGTCGGGTATCCGCTTACGCTAGATGGTGGCGTGCCAACAAGTAGCACGGTCGAAACCTTGGCAAGCAATAAATCCTCAGACGCTTGCCATAGTTTTGCGGTTGAAATAATGTTTGCTGGCGCAATTAACTCATAGTCTCCGCTTTCGTTGCCATCGGTTGACAGGTCGCCGGCAATACTGTAAGGGCTAAACTTGTACTCCAGTCCGTTAAACGTTCTATTCTCTCCAATGAAGAAAGGTTGATAGCGTAACGGCAGCGGCAACGGAGCGCCAGTAGCGTCAAGGAACTCAATGTAATGGGTTACGTCAATCATCAGATGTTGATTGAATCACGAAGGGCGCCATTGTTCTT